GCAGCACGAGCCCATGCAGCACGTGGGTCTTCCACTTCAGTTATATTCTTTAACCATACCTTTTCCTCATTGCCATCTGGCATTTGGAATACGACATGATTAGTGCCACGATGCACAACCTTTCCGATTAGTCCAGTGTCATCGTGCTCTACTATAGCACCTACCTTAAAGATATGGTTTAGCATATAGAAATCTCTAAACGAATCTGCATCTAACTTAGGTGCATACTCCCAGAGTGTCAACTCTTTGATTGACTTCTTGGTCTTCTCCTTCTTAGGTGGTGGAGTCATTCCAGTCTTCACATCTGCCATCATCTGTTTGGAATGCTTTGTGGAGACACCCTTAGGCATGCCTGCATGGAATGAGGCATGGTCATCACCACTAGCATGCTTACGCATTCCAGATGCTGACAACTTTTCTATAGGGTCATCACTATTAGGGTCTCTTGCCCCTGCTGATTTGATATTGATAGTCTTAAAGTTATAATGCACTCCATTATATTTGTTAGTCAACTTCTCAAACTCTTTTACTCTATCGTCTCCTACCACCATTGTTAAATGCTCATGACCTTCATCATGTAGGTCACGCATTATATCAAATATATTTCTATGTGCTTCATTGTTTTGAATCTTGTCCTTGTGTGAGGGAAATAACTTCCTCATGTGGTCTACTTTTTGTTGTGCGGATAACGGATTCTTTTTGTGATCCTGACTACGGGATGGGTAGATTCTATAGTTTCCCGAGTCCCCTCCGTGCGACTTGACAGCATCAAGTAACTTGCCATGGCCAGCGTGAGGAGGATTAAAGCGACCAAAAGTAATAGCAACATGCTTGTCCTCTAGGTTACCAGAAGTCTTCTGACCTTTTTGACTTGTCGTGGGTTTCTTAGGTTTGTTTTGTTGAGACGCACTCTTGGTTGCCTCAGTTATAAATTCTAAAAAATTCATTTACCCCAATCTTTTGCGACGGTGAAGTTTGCTCTAGAAAATTCTAATCTATCGACCAGTTTAAGTGCATTGCCATCTTTAATAGCAACGAAACCTTCTGGACTGGTTACCTTGTAACCATTTTCATCTTCTAAGAAAGTGCCGACACCTTCTATTTTCTTCAGTTTATTTATGATTTGCTCTTTGGCAGTCATAAGGTCTTTGAAACCGCTAAGTGCGGAATACATAACAGACTTATTACTATTTAGATAAGCAAGAGCCTTATCAGCTCTATCAGACCAGTCTTTCTGTGCCTTAGCAGTCTTTTTCTTAGCAATTTCTGCCTTAAAACGTGCATCTACAAAGGAAATATACCCCTTTGCCATAGAAGTTGAGTTGTTTGGTATCTTTCCTGAGCGTATTACTTGGTTGAAATACATTTTAAACAATGCGTTGTAAGCAAAAGACCCTGTCTCCTTGTTGATAGTGCTAAGAAACTTACGTCCACCACTGAGGTTACGTTTAGCAGATGCTATGGTTAAGTTTATCTTAGACAACTCTGCAGGAGATAGGTTTGCCATACCATTTACATTAGTAAACTCTGAGGAGAATACTGCCACACTGTCTACACCTTGTAATGGTTTGACATTGACACCAAACCCTGCTGACATTGCACCTATACTTGACCCACTGTATTTTGTATGAAATACAATTCCTATTTCACTCTTCGCTATCTTCCTACCCATCTCAGAGTCTACTTCGACACAGTATGTGATAGTATTTGGTTTAAAAACATAACACCTCTTTCCATTCATAGAAGCAATCTTAGGTCTCTGCTCATACAAAAGGTCTCCCTGTATGACACCATCAATAGGTAGTCTCATCAAATGTTTTAGACACTTCTTAAGTATCTTATTAAGTCCACTGTCAGGGTAGTGCTCGTCTATGAAACCATCAGTGTAACAAATCTTAGGTGTAGACTTATTGAATACTGACTTGTTACCTACAAAAAACTCTCCTGTCTCAGGGTCTGTGCCACAAACTATAGCAGGAGCACCGTCCCACTTAACTGTGACCTTCATGTTACTACCACCCTTACCTGTGGTCAACATGTCTCGTAGACCTACAAGAAAATTAATGCTATTAGTAGCACCATTATAACCAGAGTTAAATATGTCATCTTCTAAATGCTCTAGGTGGGTATTCTTTGCCATGACTATATTATACTATACTGTAGGGCGAGTG